TTAGTATTTATTGATTTTCCAACGCCTGTTTATTTTACAACGACAGGATTTGATTTAAGTTATGATGGCAATAATTATAGCAAACAAGGATTTTTATTATCTATTTCTAATGTTACTGAAAGCACTGATATAACACAAAATACTTTACGTTTAGTTTTATCTGGTGTTGACCAAACTTATATTTCTATTGTCTTGAATAATGTTATTACTCATAAGCAAGTAAAGATTCATTTAGGATTATTAGATACAGATAATAGCTTAATTGCTGACCCATATATTTTATTTGACGGAAGAATTAAATCTTTTTCTATTGAGGAAAAAGAAGGTGATAGCATTATATCTCTACAAGTTTCTAGTCTTTGGGCAGACTTTGAACGCATCAATGGAAGAAGAACTACTGAAAATTCTCAACAAAAATTGTTTTCAGCAGACAGAGGTTTCCAATATAGTGGTGTCACAGTTAAGGATATTAAATGGGGAAGAACATAAAATATGCAGGTCTTGAAGATTTAGCATTTCTTGAACCATTAATTTCTGAACAATTAAAAGAAACCAATCAAAATCACGATAAAGAAAAAACAATGACGTTTTTAAAAGACGTTATTAAAAGACCTACTTGGAATATCATTCTATTAATAGATACAAAGTTATTGGGTGCAAGTTTATGCAGTATAGATTGTAAATTTTGGAATACTGAAAATTATGGCAATATTCAGTGGTTTTATATTATGGAACAATATCGTAATTTTTATAACGCTAAAAGACTGTTAAAATCATCAGAGGACTGGCTAAAAAATTTTAATATAAAATGGATTGAAACAGATGTTTGGCATTTGGACAAAGACTTACATTGTGATAATAAATACACACAACGATTTAAAAAATGGTCAATGATAAATAATTACAACATAAATGGACATAGATTTTATAAGAGGGTGTAAATGGGTGGCGTAGTAGATTTTTTTCAAGATGTTTTTGAAGGCATTGGTGATTTAATACAAGGTGCAATTTCTTGGTTAATCCCTATGCCAGAATTACCAGATTTAGGTAATTTAGGAACAGATACGCAAGGACAACAAGCACAAGCATTAAAAGTCAATAAGAAAGCTAGTAATGTCCATATTCCTGTTATTTATGGTATTCGCAGAGTAGGTGGTACTTTGGTTTATTTAGAAAGCAGTGGTGTTGATGATGATAATGAATTTTTATATGGTTGTTTAGTTTTAGGGGAAGGTCAAGTCGCAGGATTATTACAAGTAATCATTGATGACCAAATCGTAGATTTTTCTGGTACATTTGGTTTTAGCAATTTACAAGAAGCAGTTTCTTTTGATGGTGATGCAGGTTCACATATTACTTCGCCTTTTACTCACGGAAGAATTTATACATCAAATGACGATAGATTTTTTGATACTGTTCAAATTCAATTTTTTGATGGTAGAGATAATCAATCAGCATCTACCTTATTAAGCGAAAATAGTAATTGGTCAACCAATCACCGATTGCGTGGAATTTCTTATTTAGCTTTCAAACTAAGATACAACACTGATGTCTTTGGTGGATTGCCAAGTATTCAATGTGAATTAAAAGGAAGAAGAATTTACGACCCAAGATTAGATAGCACTAAAGGGGGTAGTGGTTCTCACAGGGCAGATGATAGTTCAACTTGGGCGTGGTCTGCTAATCCTTCATTATGTTTATTAGATTATTTACGCAATTCAAGATTTGGAAAAACTTTACCCGATACTTTTTTTGAAACCAACTATGATAGTTTTAAAGACAGTGCTGATGATTGCGATACAAAGGTTGACCCCTATTCAACACCGTCTGTTGCATTAAAGAAATTTGTTTTACAAGATAATAGTAAAACAGGATTAGTAGGATATCGTTATTTAAATGGATACCACAATGACAATCCAAAATTTTTTGCAGGTGCAGAACCTACAGGAACAAACAGAGGAATTACAACAGTCGGCACAGGTGTTGTATCTGGTAAATTCAATCCTAATGATGACCGACAAAATACTTCTTACATTTACAAAGGTTATTTTATCCCAGACGAAAGTACATCATATCAATTTAAAACAACATCAGATGATAGTTCTTTGGTGTTCTTAGGTTCAGCAGGAAAAGATATTGAAACATTTGTCAGAGAATATACCGATTCTACAAATTATGATATTGAAGGATTGGTTGTAGATAATTCTGGACTACACCCTAATCAAGCAAAAGAAGGTGGTGCTTTTTCTGTTAATGCAGGTTCTGTTTATCCGATTTTTATGGTACACGGAAACGCAGGGGGTGGAAGTGATTTTACTTTTGAATGGAAAAAATCTGGTGGTAGTTATTCAACAGATTTATCAACTTTATTCTTTACAGAAGATAGAACAACACCTGTTGAAAGCACTTTAACAACTTTAACTGATACTCCCATATTTAGCTGTCACGCAGTTATTAATACATCAAACAAAATTTTAAAAAATACTAAAGATATTTTAAATAGCTGTCGTGGTTATCTACCTTATTCTCAAGGCAAATATAAATTAAAAATAGAAAAGGCAGGAACTGCATCTATTACTTTAACCGAAGATGATATCATTGGTGGTATTTCTATTAAATCAGAAGAAGTTTCAAACAAATATAATCGTGTTTTTGTAAATTATATCAATCCTCAAAAACAATATGAAAGCGACCAAGTGCAATTTCCACCTGTTGATGAAACGGGATTAGATACTGCTGACCAATACGCTACTCTTTTATCTGTTGATAATGACAAACCATTAGATGGTAATTTTGATTTTGATTTTATTACTAATCCTTATCAAGCCGAAGAAATGGCAGAAGTTATTTTAAGACGTAGCCGAAATATGTTATCTTGCAATTTACAATGTACTGCCGAAGCTAGTGATTTAGAAATAGGTGACATTGTTAATATAACTCATTCTGGAGTGGGATTTAGTGCCAAACCATTTAGAGTACAAAAAGCAACTTTAAATTCTGACTTTACTATTTCTTTAACTTTATCTGAACATCAATCTGCATTTTACGATTGGGCAACTAAACAAGATGTTGGAATAGTTCAAGATACGAATTTACCGAACCCCTATATTATTAATAAACCAACGATTGATAATGTTTCTGATAAATTAATTGAATTACAAGACGGAAATGTTCAGTCTATTATGACTATTGAAGTATCTAGTGGTGATAAATTTGTAAGAAGTTTTCAATGTGATATTGCACAAATTACAGACAATCAAGGAAACTTCACAGGATTTGGATATGAAACTTTAGGAACTTCTACAACAGGAACATTTGAAAAATTACCTGTGTTAGAGGGAGCAACCTATCAAATCAATGTTCGTGCTATTAGTTCAAGTGGTGTGAAATCGGATATTGCTACAAGCACTCATACGGTCAATTCTGCGTTTGAACCACCTGCTGACGTTAGTAATTATAACATTGATGTAGTGGGTGATAAATTACACCATACTTGGACAGGAAATAGTGACATTGACCTTAATTATTATGAAATTAGATTTAGTTCTAATACTTCAGAAACAATTTATGCTAATGCGATTGATTTAGTCAAAAAGATTGCTAGACCTGCAAATTCTATTGTTACTCCTTTTGTCGGTAGTGGTGTTTATTTCATTAAAGCAGTTGATAAATTTGAAGTACGTTCTCAAAATGCTACTAGGGTAATTATTGAAGAAAAACAATTTACAGGAACAGAAGAATTAACAGGAAGTCCAATTACAGAAAATCCAAACTTTACAGGAACTAAAAACAATGTAGTCGCTATTGATAGTATTTTAAAATTAGACACCTCCATTACATTTGATAGTGCAACAGGTGATATAGATGATGCGATTGGTCTTTGGGACGGTGGAAATGGTAATGTGGCATCAGAGGGTACTTACGATTTTGCGACTGATTTTGATTTTGGTGCTAAATTTAAATTTAGTTTCTTCTATAATAATTTTACCACTTCTCTTTTAGATTACGTTAATAGATTTGGTGATGCACAAGGATTTTGGGATTCTAGGGAAGGTGTATTTGACGGTGATACAGATGAAGATATTTCTACTAATGTAGAATTATTAATTTCAACTTCTGCTGATGGAGTAAGTTATAATACCTATAAACCTTTTATTGTAGGCGATTATATTGCTCAAGCATTTAAATTAAGAGCAAAATTAACAAGCACTTCTGCTTTGGCTACTCCCCAAATTGAAAACTTGTCTATTGGTTTTGTTTTACCTAAAACATCTCAATCTGGTTCAAACATTACTA